ATTCCAAGATTGCCCCTAAAGAGCAATCGTATCTGTCAAAAGTTTACAAACGGTTTTTTCACCATCCCAAAAATTACAAATAATTGACTTTCAACAATTAGGATATAATTTGGAAATTATGAGTGGAAATCTTATCATTCTAACAGGATTAATTTACGCTTATGTAGCGGTTGAACAATTTTGCAAAGGCAATACGCCACTTGCTATAGTTTACGCAGGATATTCATTCTCTAACATTGGTTTGTTTTTAACTATCAAATAGTTGTCATAGTATTGCAGTAAAGTATCACAATGCGGCGCGGCGAGGCCCATTATGATATTAAGCCCACCAGAACTAAAAGCCCTCATCTTGAAAATGGGCGGCATCAACAAAACCGCTTATTATTTGGGTAGGAACGAAAGTACCATTAGGTCAGTTATTCTAAAAAATAAACCTTTAAGGGTTTCGCCACTTATTGAAAAAAATCAAAATCTAGAAGAAGAAAACCGCCTTTTAAAATTATCGTTGGCTAATTCTAATATTCCATCCAAACCGCGAATTGTCATGGGCAAACAAAAATCCATGACAATCATGGCAATTGGTGACAGCCACGATCATCCCAACATTTCAAAAGACCGCTTTCGTTGGATGGGCAAACATGCCGCTGAAATGAAACCGGACCGCATTGTTCACATCGGTGACTTTGCGTCATGGGACAGTGTGTCTATGCACGAAGAGCGCGGATCTTACGCCCACGCCCAGCGGCCCTCCTTCAAGACCGATTTAGAGAGCTGTGAAGAGGCCATGAGCGCCTTCTACAAAGAAATGAGCTATCTGGAAATCCCGCTGGATATGACGGCGGGCAATCACGAAGACCGAATTTTACGATTTGAAAACAAAAACCCCGAAACTGTCGGAACTTTGTACACCCAATTTGAAGAGATGTCCGCCCGTTACCGTTGGCGCATTCACCCATACGGCCAATGGCTCATGATTGATGGGGTTGGGTTTATCCACGTTCCGATGAACATTATGGGACGCCCATATGGCGGTCAAAACTCTGAAAACCAGATTGCCAACCACGCTACGCATTCGATTGTGTTCGGCCATACACATCGATCCACATTTCGTAAGGTACCCAAAATCGGAATTAACAATTCAATTGAGGTTCTTAACCTTGGTTCATCGATGCCCGATGGGTACGTCGCCCGATACGCTGGCACGGCAACAACTGGGTGGTCCTATGGCATTTATGAACTTTGCATTCAACAGGGCCACATATTGCAATACCGTCACATCTCCATGCGACAGTTAGAGGAGCAGTATAGCTAATGGCTGGTTTGCACCCGCAAGAGAAGCTCATTGAAGAGCTGGTTGCCGCGTTCCGTATAACGTATGGCGGTATGGCAACAGAGTTTAAAATGGCGGAGGAATTAATTGGTCTAAATATGGTGATTTCACAATATGAGGAACGGTTGGAAAAGTTGGAAAAAGACAGGCATCGGGCTTTTTATCGGGAATTACCTTTAGGAGTTGGTCATGAGTGATGATGACGATGAAGATGGTGCGGTTGTTGATGATTTTGACCCATCCGTCTTTGAAGACGTTGTTGCTCAACGCGCCATAGCCTTCGTCTATTTAGCCCGGTTTGCGGAATACGCCAAAGACCAAACAGCTAAAGACCTTACTTTCACAATGATGCGCAAAATCAGTATGAGTATCAAAACACCCTCAACCGCTGATCTTAAATTGGTAGACTGAATAAAGGGGAAAGTTATGACTCAATGGAATAGCATCCTGACGGCACCAAAAGATGGTTCGGAAATAATTGTTTTTTGGTGGGAGGAAACTTGGCCGTGCGTTGCACTGGTTACTTGGAACCATATTGAACATGGCTGGTTCCAAGATGAATTTGACGTTTACCCCACTCATTGGATGCCAATTCCGCCTTTTCCTGATGGGCCGGGCAGCATTCAAAAAAGCAAATATAATTTAAACGTGGACGATATAGTTCTATAAAATTAAAAAAAATTTATTTTTAATCACGTCAAGTTCTTCAAAAGCCCGCCGGAATCCCTCCTCCGGCGGGTTTATTGACTTTCAACAATTACGATATAAATTATTTTTATGAGCGACGATCAAAGCCAAGATCAATTGAAATGGAACAATATGATTGAGTTTTGGTTTCCCACGCCAATCTATTCAGCCATGCTTTCGGGCGTGGCTGATTTGTCAGATGCGGCATATGACATCCAAAACAAGTTCCCCGCTCAACATGAATGGGACTGTGACACTTATTCGTCCATTAACCATGATCTTCGGCAAGACCAAAGATTTGTCCCGTTGCTAAACTTGACAGCGGGCCATGTCGCCAACTTTGCCAGAAATTATGGCGTTATCAACCCGCAAACTGAGGTTATTGAGGCTTGGGTCAACATTGCTGGGCCGGGCAACTACCAAGAGTATCATGTACATCCAAACGCGCACTTTAGTGCCGTCTTCTATGTCAAAGCTCCTGCCAAATGCGGGAACATTGTCTTCCGCAATCCTGTTGCCGACATTGATATGTGCAAGCCGCAAATAAGCGTGAACAATGAAATGAACTTTGACATTGCTCAATATGAGCCACAGGCCGGAAAGCTTCTAATCTTCCGGTCTTTTCTCCGGCACATGGTCCTTAAGAATGCCAGCAACGAAGATCGAATCTCCATTGCAATGAATTGGAAAATCTTATGAAGATTGAATTTTACCCTACAGCGGCAATTGGTCGGGAGTTTCCGCCGATTCCGGTTAAAAAAGTTATCCCTGAATGGTATAAGAACGTGCCAAATGAATTGGGGCCGTTTACCGCAACTTGGTTTTCTGGCGAAGGTGATTTTAAAGTAACTAACGCCACGATTAAACAATGCGTCCCCGTTCTTGATTATCTAACCAGCGGCTACGTCATTCGCAACCAAGCTGAAACATTGGTTTCAGTGCAGGAGAACGATACGGATCAAGGTTTCTTTTGGAGGAGCGCCTTACATGACAAGGACTCCGTTGGGCATCACGGTCACGCTCAATGCCCTATCCACATCGAAGGCCAGAGGAAAACCTACATCAAGCTTCGGGGCGGCTATGTTGTAAAGACCCCGCCGGGCTATTCATGTCTGTTTTACCAGTCACCTTATTCTATGAATGACAAGTTCCAACTTTTCCCGGCTATCGTAGATACCGATACTTTTGACGGGGAAATTTTGTTTCCGGGTTATATGCTCAAGGGAGCCGGAGACTTTATGCTTGAGGCTGGCGTTCCACTGGTGACCGCTTTTCCGTTTAAGCGGGATAATTGGACCCATGAAGTCATGACAAAAGTTTTGGATGACACCAATTCCAAGATTGCCCCTAAAGAGCAATCGTATCTGTCAAAAGTTTACAAACGGTTTTTTCACCATCCCAAAAATTACAAATAATTGACTTTCAACAATTAGGATATAATTTGGAAATTATGAG